TGGAACGGGCGATCTAACCAAAAGTATTTTTTTCTAAAAACTAGCTAATTATGGCTGTTACTCTCAGCCGTATTGGTCAGATTAAAGGCTCTGCCGCTACATGGGGAGCTGGTGCATCTGGTCTGGATACGGATAGAGCGTTAATGCTCAAACTCGGCTCTGCCGAGGTGTTAGAAGCTTTTATGACCGCAACGGTTTTTAAAGGCAAAACACGTGAAAGAAACATTCGTGGTGGAAAGAGCGTAGCCTTCCCAATCACGGGTAAAATGACCGCTGCGTACCATCAGCCAGGCACTGAGCTGACAGGTACAATCAACGATCCTTCTGACCTCAACGAGAGGGTAATCAGCTTGGATGCGTTGATGGTGGCCGATGCTGCGATCTACAGTGTAGATGAATTAATGTCGTACTTTGATGTACGTCAGATCTACACAAAAGAGTTAGGTCGTGCATTAGCGGTTGAGTATGACAAGCGTGTTGCAAGAATGATCTTTGCAGCGGCAAGTAACTCTACTGAGCCTCTAAATAAATCTTCTAACAGCGGAAGAACTGGACAAGGATTAACACTTGGAACTGATTACACAGCTTCAGGTGCTACTCGTCAGGCAAAAGGTGATGCTCTAGTTAATGCGATCTTTGACGCTCGTGTTGGCTTTGAAGAGAAGGACGTAAGTATCGACGACATGTACGCGGTATTTACTCCAGAGGATTACTACCTCATCTCACAATCAAGTCGTGCTATCAACGCTGACTTTGGTGGAGCTGGAACCATTGCAGATGGCCGCACATTGCGTGTCGCTGGAATTCCTATTCTAAGTTCTAACCATGTAACCCAAGCTGATTACTCCCTTGTCGCTGGTGATCACAACGCTGATTACGCTCAAAACTTGAGCAAGTGTAAGGGTCTAATCTTTAACAAGGAAGCTGTTGGAGTTGTAACACTTCTCAGTCCAGCCTTGCAGTTAACGGGTGAAGAATGGCGGGTCGTACACCAAGCTGATTTGATGGTGGCACGTCAAAGTCTCGGAATGGGAGTTCTACGAGCTGAGTCAGCTTGTAAGATTGTTATTCCTTAAGTAAGTTATAATTGGAAAGATTGCAAAGCAGGGGCCGGCGAAAGCTGGCTCTTTTTTTTGCTTACTAATACAATGTATGCAACGTCCTCGTAGATGAGAAATGGGATTAGCAAATCAGTCGGTTACTCCAGGTAAAACTGGCTTGCTGGATGCAGTAAATATCTTGCTAGAGAATATTGGTGAGCAACCTGTTAACACCTTAGAAAATCAGCAAATCACAGATGCGAGGATTGCTGAAAGAACACTTCTTGAGTTTCATAAAGAAGGTCAAATCAAAGGTTGGAGCTGGAACACAGAAAGAGATTTTCCATTCTCCAAGGATTCAAATGGAGAGGTAAAAATTCCGACTAATGTTTTAAAGCTTTCCTTAGATCCATATCTTTATGCTGGTCGTTATCAACACCGAGGAACAAGGTTATATGACACGGAATATCGAACTTATGTTTTAGAGACAACGGTTACTGAAGTTTTATGTGATGTAATTTTCGGGATGGCATGGGATGAATGCCCTGAAGCATTCAATCGCTGGATAACAATTCGATCAGCGAGAGTGTTTGCTCAAAGAGTTTTAGGAGATAGTGCTTCGTTCAGATATACGCAAGAGGACGAGAAAGCAGCTCAAGTTGTTTTAGAGCGAATGGAGCAAGAACAGGAGCAAGCAAATTTACTAACAGGTGGAAGAAATCATTTGCCATTTCCAACTTATGCCCCTGCTTCGGGTCTTAGCACTCGCCGCATAACTACTGGTATCAGACTCTAATGGCTTTACGTTCCTATTCAATACCAAACCTATCTCAAGGTATTTCACAACAGCCTGACGCTCAAAGAGATCCATCACAAGGAGAGATACAAATCAATGGAATGTCATCCATCGTCGAAGGTTTACGAAAAAGAGATTCCAGCGAAGTCTTGGCAGAAGTCTCTAGCACCAGTTTTGGAGACTGTTTCATCCATAGTATTCTTAGGGATAATACTGAAGAATATCTTGCAGTAATAAGCAATAACGACGTAAAGGTTTACGACCTTGATGGAGTTGCCAAAACAGTTAATAAGCCAAGTGGAGTTAGTTATTTATCAACTGTTACTGACGCAAGGCAGCATATAAGAGCTGTAACGATTGCTGATTACACCTTCATAACAAATACAAAGAAGGTTCCAGCAATGAAAGCTGCTACAGCTCCAGCTACCGCAAGACCTTCTGCACATGAAGCTTTGTGCTGGATTAAGGGAGCTTCATACGGCAATAAATACAAATTGACAGTTAATGGTAGTTCTGTAGAAGTTACGACTCCTGTTGCTGCTGTTATCTCTAGTGGTGGTTCGGTTACAGAAAATAGAATCAGTTCAGAAGATATAGCTGAAAACTTAAGAACTGGAATTAGTGCAAGTGGAGTATCGATTACTCGAAGTGGTTCTGTTTTGCATTTGACTTCTTCAAGTGCAATTACGTTAGAAGCTACGGATGCAAAGGCTAATCAGGATATTGCAATCTTTTTGCATGAAGTTCAGGCATTTACAGAGCTTCCAACGATTGCACCGCAGGGGTATCAGATCTCAATTATTGGTGATCCAGGGAATGATTTTGATGGTTATTACGTTGAGTTCAAACCTAAGAGTGGAACTTTTGGAGAAGGTGCTTGGACGGAAACAGTTAGTCCAGGTGTTGAATATGAGGTCGATGAAGACACAATGCCTCACGTTTTGGTGAGATTGTCGAATGGTCAGTTTTATTTTGGCCCTGCTGATGCAAGTACTCAATCAGGAAGTGAGATGCCCAAGTGGGGCAATCGAATAGCGGGTGATTACAACACAGCTCCAGATCCTAGCTTTATAGGTTTTCCAATTAATGACATTTTTATCTATAAGAACAGACTTGGATTCTTGTCTGATGAGAATGTCATCTTGAGTCGTGTTCGCTCGTTCTTTGAGTTTTTCCCTGAAACAGTTACGACAATTTTAGATACTGATCCGATTGATGTTATAGCAAGTAATAACAGAGTTTCTATTCTTAAATATGCTGTACCTTATCAGGATGAATTAATATTATTTAGTTCGCAATATCAATTTAGATTTAACGCTGCGGAGACAATATTAACTCCTAAAACCGCACAAATAACAGTTTTAACCCAATTTGAAGTTGATACAAATGTCAGGCCACAACTGGCAGGTGGGGGTATTATCTTTGCACAAGCTAACGGAGATTGGTCGCAGTTTAGAGAATTTAGTGTTCGTGGAGCTGGTACTGCCTTAACAGCAGATGCAGCAGATTTAACGGGTTATGTATCGGCCTATATCCCAAGTCAGATGTTCAAGCTGACTGTGAATGATACAAGTAATGTGATGTTTGGAATAAGTGGTAAAACTGGTCATCAAGATCGTATTTATGTTTATAAGTTCTTCTTCCGTAATTCAGGAGAAGGAACAGAAAGGGCTCAGTCTAGTTGGAGTTATTGGGATTTCTCAGGGGCCGATGAAGTCCTTCAGGTGCTTGCAATAAGAGAAACACTTTACTGTTTGTTGCGATATGGAACGAAGGTTTATTTAGAAAAGATTTCGGTCATGGATCGGATGCAAGAGCCTCAAGTTGGCTCTCCATATCCTCTTCTATTGGATCGGCGTATCTCAACTACCACTGAAACCCCAACCTCAATGAGAGTTTCAGCGGGTAGTTATGACGCAAATACAAAGAAGACGACTTGGACATTGCCTTACACAATTGCGGCAAAAACAGAAGCGTGGAGTGGATTTAGCACAACAGGAAACGGTGGTGTATTGCTCGGTTCAGCAACGTCTGGGACGACAATTGTTGCTGATGGTGATTGGAGTAGTTCTGCGGTTTATTTTGGAGAGTCTTATACCTTTAGATACCGTTTTACTCGTTTTAAACTTTATAAGGAAATAGGAGGAGGAAAAGCAGCAGCAAACGTAGAAAGGACGCAAGTTAGAAATGCAAAACTGCGTTATCACGAATCACATTATTTTGAAGTTCATGTTCTTCCAGAGGGAAGAGATACAGGAATTTATAAGTTTGATGGAACAGTTTTAGGTTCTAGAAATTCAGCATTAGGAAGTGCTTTACCTGATGGATGGACACAAGATGATGAACGGTTCTTTGAAGGAGTATTCAATATTCCAATTATGAGTAGAGGTGAGAGGTGCATGGTGGAGATTCAAAATGATACTCCTCACCCTTGTAAATTTTCTACTTGTGAGTGGGTTGCATTGGTAACTGGGAAGGCAGCGGCAATCAGATGAGATGGATAAAAGCGGAGCCTGGTGATATGTATTTCATCGGGGAAAATCTGAGAGAACAAGACAAGACTGAAGTTCAATTCAGTCATGGTTTATCTCCTGTAGAAGCCTGTATAGAAAGTTATATACACAGCAATGTAATACAAGCAATTGAAGGAGATGATGGAGATCCAGTTGGTATTACGGGGTTGGTGGACAATTACATTTGGTTATTAGGAACTGATAAATTAACGGCAACAAAGAATCATAGATGGCAATTATGCCTTCATGGGCGAGAATGGGTAGAGTATTGCATTGATAGAGCTGGCGGTATGATTGAAAATTATGTTTACTCAGAAAATAAATTGTCTATAAGATGGTTAAAACATTTGGGCTTTAATATTGAGGAGCCAAAACCTTACGGGGTTGCAGATCAAATGTTCTGTCATTTTTGGAGGGAAAGATAAATGCCATTACCTGCATTAGTCGCTGGAGGAGCCTTAACACCATTTGGAGGAGCTGCTTTAACTGGTGGTCTTAATTTCCTTAGTGGAATGATGGACTTTGGAGCGAAGAAACAAGATTATGCAAATCAAGTTGCTTATAAAGCTGCTCAAGATGAATACTCTGCTTGGAATGCTTCTCTACAAGCAAATACATCCAACCTAAATAAAAAATATAAGTATTTCCAAGATCAAGTTAATTGGGGTCAACAAAATAATTACGTTGCAAGTTTAAGGAATTTCGAGTTATCAAAAGCAATAGCTCAAGCAGATGTAGTTAGAGATACGAGAGTTTCGGCTGGTGTTGATTATGTCCGACAAAGCGATGCGTTAAATGCTGCTAATGCAGAGCAAGCGATGTCTGATGCAATGTCGTTGTTCCATTACAAGACACAAGCATTAAGGATGGCTGCTAGTGCGATGGCTGGAGATACAGGAATGGTTGATCGAATACAGAACGACTATCAAATGCAGCTAGGAAACCAATCAACAATTATGGCAATTAATAAGGGATTTAGAGATCGACAACTTTCGAGAGAACAAGCAGGGGCGATAGCTGGATATTTAGAAAAGTTCAATTCTCAGCAGTTTTATCAAATGCAAGAGTACCAAGATCCATTACGTCCGTTTGCACCATTACCAACGATGGTTGGTGCTGTACCTCCATCAATGGTGGGCGGGGCTCCGAGTGCTACTGCGGCATTCTTAAGTTCAGCTATTGGAGCTGTAGGAACTGGCATCAACACCTACGGAACCTTAAAGAAATATTCATGAGGTATTAACTAATGGCTAATGATCGTTTACCGCTAAGTCAGATTCAACCGTCTGCCAAACCTGTTTCAAGTTTTATTAGGACACAGGCTATTAATCCCGCAGCCCCAGCGAAGCCTTCAATGCTTCCAAGTGCTTCTGGAGTACAAATTATTCAGAGAGGGAATGTATCTAACGTAAAAGGCTATAACAGTCTTCGGGAATTATCAGAGGCAGTTAAGTTATTAGTTCCTGTTGTTGATGCAGGGTTAGAACTTTATGCTTCAAATCAATATCAAAAAGGACAGCAAGAATTATTAAAGGCTAATAGAGGAAATAACAATGCAATGGTTCAAAGTGAAAAGAACTATGCAGCAGAAAATAGAGTTGTTCATCGAAATAATAAAGCGGCTGGAATATTAATGGATGAGTTAAATCCTTACCGAAAGGCAGGGATGTTAGATCAAGCAAGTACAATCACAGCAACATTAGTACCGCAGGCATTTAACAAAGCATGGTTAGAGAATGGAACAGAGTTATCTAAATTAGATCCAGGTGATCCAGCAATAAATCAATTAAAAGCAAAGGTAACAAATGATCTTGCAAATGTTTATGGATTAGATGAATATTCTCCAGGTTTTATTGATAAAGTTCTTCCTAAAATTAATAGAGAATGGGAACAATTACAGAATAAACATTTTAGTGCAAATGTTAAATATAAGAAGCATGTAAAAGAAATACAAACAGCAGATGGATTAGAAGCAATTATAGAAAGTGATTTTAGTGAGGAGGAAAAATATAAACAAGTTGCTAAATACTTAGCTGATGCTGCTGCAACTTCAGGGTTGAATGGTGAAGCATCGAAAATGACTGAGGATGCAATTATTAGATTAGGAAAGAAATTACAATGGGAATCCGTTACTGGTGCAAATACAAAGGCACAAAGTTTATTACAGCAATTAAATAGGATGCCTTCAGGAATAGTTGGAGATAAGGGACAAGTATTATCAATTGGAGAAGTTTATGGCCCTAGATTATATGTAGATACTGATTCAGTTGCTTCTGTTGCTTATAAAGAATATAACAAAGGTCAAAAGAATTTAGGTGCTAGTTTTGAACAAACTTATGCTGAAGAATTTTATAAAGCTAGGAATAATCCTCAGAAATTAGCAGAATTAAAAGAGAAGGCTCTTAGTGATAAAAACTTTGAAGGATATGCCTTTACTGAAAAATTAAAATATATAAATAATTGGAATGAAACAATTGATAAAAATATAGAAAATTCAGTTGATATGACTGATTGGAACGGGTATTTAGAAGGACTTGATCGAAAGATTGGTAATGAATTTAATGTAGAAGAAGAGGATAAATTATTTTGGGAGAAGATGGAGTCTGTTCCATTAAGAGCAACAGAGACAAGAATAAAAATAAGAGAGCGTTATAACAAAATAAGACAGAAAAAAATATCGGCAGTCGAGCAAAGTATTGATGTACCTAACTTAAAAGGTGTTCTTAAAGATAGATTGGCAGCAATATTAGAAGATAAGTTTCCTGACATGGAAACAGGAATATTTAGAGATGATAATTTTGATATTATGGATTACTTGGCAAATGGAGAATTAAATAAGGCAACAGCAGAAGCGAAAATAGCTCAAGCTTTATACGAGAAATCTCTTGTTGGAATACAACAACAAGCAATAAAATTAGGTAAAGATGAATTATCTATTGTTGAACAAAATGAAGCAATTAATAAGGCTATTGATGAATATGTAGGATCGCCTTTATTTAAAACTCATGTTGGTGGAAATGCTGTTAAAGAAGAGAAGAAAGAGCCAATAAATACAACAGAGAATAATACCGAAAAGAAACAAGTCAATGCTCCAGTAGATCGAATTTATTTCAAGGCTTCAATGCCAGTTTCAAAAGAAAGATTGCAGCAATGGGAGACAGTACCAATTTATTCAGCAGATGAAACCAAAAAGATTTGGGAAAGAGTGAAGAAAGGATCTGAATTACCTTTGAATTTATTAAGAGGAGCGAATCAAAATGGTATTAATCCAGCGAAATTACTTCTACAAAATATAGATCTTTGGGAAAAGTTGAATGGGAAGCCATTTAAGTGGAGCCCATCAGCGGAAGAGCGTCTACTTTTCTTAAATGAAGGTAATCAAGCTAAAGGTTTAATTGATGGTTCTTTAACTGGTGTTGCTCTTCCTGGGGCATTGGCTTCAGCGAGCAATGTTCTGAACAATATTTTGACTGGTAATTCCATTGCTTCTGCTCCTGGGATTTTTGACAACAGAAACCCAATACCAGGAGCTAGATGGACTCAGTTCGACTTAATTCGTTTTGGAGAACCACCTAACAAGAAGGAAACCCCAATGGATAAATGGCAACGGTTCAATCCTGAAGTTGGGAACACCCGATCTATTGGTTAATTCTTATGTTTATTTTTCTTTGGAGGTCTAACCCATGACAACTACACCATTAAACGTCGATCTACTTGAAGAGGATGATGATGAAGAGGAGAACATTGGAGCTGAGACTAATGCTGTTCAGCCTCAAGTAATTGAGAAAAAAGATGATGAGCAGATAAGATTAGATGAAATATCAAATAAGTACGATAAAAAAAGAGAGCAACTTACTAATGCTGGTTTACACCCAGATGCAAGCGTTGATTTAACGCAACCTTGGAATGAAAAGGAAGATACTTATCTAAAGAAATCTCCTTGGTATGAAAAGTTAGCTTGGTGGATTCTTGCCCCAGATTATGACCAGCGTCAGATGGGTCATCTCCTCAATACTTTTGAGAAGGTAGAAAAAGAAAAATTAAATGTTGTAGAAGGTTTAACTAACTATTACACCGAAGGAATTACTAGAGGTTTTAAACACGAGCTAACAAGAATTGATAGCCCAGGGAAGTTTGCAGCAAGAGTTCCATACTGGGCAACAAGAGCTGTACTTCCAAAGGATTGGGCTAATACCGCTTATTTAGGAACAGGTGATGCAATAACAGGGGCAATACAAAACATTGGTGATTGGGGAGAAGGTAGTTATACAGACAAATGGTGGAGTAGTTGGACAGATGAAGCACAAAGAAATTTATATAAAACGCATGGATTTATTGATCCAGCGGAATGGACACAAGAACAAGTTGAAGGCATGGAGGCAAGATCAAGTCTCATGCTTAATGTCTGGTTGGCAATTGGAACAATGGGAATTGGTAATGCTGTTGCGGCAAACCAAACGCTTGCTGCTTCTGCTCCTTGGCTGACTAGAGCTGCTGCAAATTTAAACCCTGCAAAGGCTAAAACTTTAATGGGTGCATTTAGTCGTCTTTCTATTGTTAATGCCTTAGACGAAGTTCCTTCAACTTGGTTAGATCGAAATGAAGGTGGAAGTGCTGCTTCATTTTTGGCTTGGGCAGGGATAAAAGATCCAGCAATTACTCCAGGGTTAACAAAGTGGGAGGCTGCTGAAAGAGCTTTTCTTCCTAACCTTGCAGCAAGTACAGCTTTTGCAGGGCTATTAAATTATCTTCCTTTAAAGCAAGGTGTTAAAGATGCAAAGACAGGATTTGAAAAGTGGGATGGTGATATTGAAGGCCCATTAGCAGCGGGAAGAAATCTTTATGAACGTGCGGATATTGTTGCTAATAAAGCATACGATTGGATAGAGGGTAATTTCCAAAATACTTATCGTGCTATTCGTTCTAAAGATATATTTAACCGTAGAACTGAGATAAGAAACAATCAAGTCAAGAGTGGTCTAATTGAAGAAACTACTGATGGAGGATACACGCAAGGAACTTTATCTTTTGAAGAAACAAAACCAACAGCAGAAGGAGCAGAACAATCTTTAAAAGATAAGTATATAAAGCCTGAAAATGCTGTTGAATCAGATGCTTTAGAGGAAGCTTTAGATACAGGTAGTACCGCAGAATTAATAGAAATTGAGACAAGGGTTGAGGCAGGTGAGCCTGTTGTCACAGTTACCGATGAAGTTTTAAATCGTCCTATCCCTGAGAAAGAATTTCCATCGACTGAAAAGTTTGATTTAGTAGAAGAAAGTGAAGAAGGTTTAGAATTTGAATTGGAAATGGTAGATGATTTAGATAAGGAACAATTAGGTAAATTATTAGAAGATAGAAAGATCTTAGCGAGAATTAAAAAGTTAACTGGTAAGGACAAAGGTGATCCTTGGGTAACAATTGATCGTATAGATATTGCTAAAGCGTTAAAAGATTTACAAGCAAATGATGGTTTAGTTATTCAAAGAACTCCTGATGTCTATGAAGAGGCAATGGAGAATGTTAGGAGGATTAATGAGAACTTAAAGGCTGAAAAAGTTGAAGGTGAAGCACCTATAGAAAGAGTTGATACAAGAGGATTTGAGAAAGATGACATGTTGGCTTATCAAAGATTAGTAAATTCAATTGATAAGGCTATTGGTTCTGAGTGGAAAGGTGGCCTTGATTCAGCGGGAGATGTTTTAAATGTTTTAAATGTTGCAAGAGTTACGGTAGAAGAAGGAGTTCAAAGAGCTTTAAGAGATTTTGCAAGAGTAACAACGAGCCTAAGTGGAAGACGTTTGAATGTAGATGAGCAACTTCCAGGTGGTAAGTGGTTATTAAATACAGCAAGAAAAGATAGAAGAGAGTTATTAAATGGAATCACTAAAAGAGCCCTAGAACGAGGAGAAGCAAGACCACCCTCAACAACACTTCCTAATACACCAGAGCCAGGTAATTTTAATTCTGAAAAAGTTGTTGATGATTTATTAAATGGAAAAGTTACTGATGATGTTATTGAAGCATTAGACAATGAAGTTCGATTAATTGAAGAGAATGGAAAGCTTGACGCTGCAAGAGAAGCAGACCAGAAGATTGCAGAAAGAAGAGTTAGCGATTACGAAAGTAAAACTTATGAACAGAAGAAAGCTGAAGGTGAGATCTTACCTAAGAAAACAAGAACAAAAGAAGAAATAATAGACCAACAAAACAGAATGGATGCTTCCCCTGCCGCTAAACGTGGACGGAAAAAGATAGAGCCAGGGACACCTCATCCAGATGATCCAAGGAAGATAAGAGGATATGACGGAAGATGGGTAACGAAACAATATTTCAACCAACAAACTGCTGCAAGAAAAGCTGCTGAAGGTGGTGGTGGCATACAGCAAAGCAATATCGGCCCTGATGTTGATTTCACGGGTGGAAATTACAGTCAAGGCGAAACATGGATGCAGTTAATGAAGATTCAAGCAGGGGAAAAGATAAGCAAGAATCAACATTTAATGAATTATGGAGCAGAGATTGAGAACTCATTACTAGGAAGGATTCAACAATCACAAGCTCTTGCTGACGAAGCAAAGGAAGCACTTAAGGATGCTTATAAAATCTCTGGTCTTTTACCTGAAAATATTAAATATTTAGATGAAATAGATTCAGTTAAATTATTTGGTCTTGACGCAACAATAGCTTCGGTTGCTGAATGGAGACCACATCATGCAACCTTCATGGCTAGGCATCCTAATGATCCTCTGACGAAGGTTGCTCAAGGCGAAACCGCAGGTTTGTTCGACGCAAATCAGTGGCAAATGGTTCATAAGTCTTCGATCCTTCTTGCTCTTCATCCAGATCTAGGCCATCGCCTTGGAGGATTAAGATCGCTCGATGGAGCTTCCCCCAGATGGTTCGGAGTTGACGCTGCACACGAATCATTTCACGCTATTCAACAATGGTTAGATTTCTTAGGTGCTACTAAGTATCAAGAAGCACTCTACTCTGAGAAAGGTTTAGCAGAGATGGTACAAATTATCAAGAAAGGCGGTGGAAACTATAAAGAAGGTATGTCTGCAATGGAGATTCAAGCCGAAGCATTTGGTGTTTGGTTTGCTAATCGCAAGATCAAATTAAAGGCTGGGCCTATCAAATCTTCATTTGAAAGAATAAAACTATTCTTATCTTCATTAAGAAGAAAGATAAATATTCTTAGAAAGAAAGATCCTTCTTTTGTTGATGTCTTTGAGTTGGCAGCGAATGGAACGATTGCAAGAAAAGGATTAATAAAAATGTTAACGCCTAAACAGTTGCAGGGATTAGTCCCTCGAATTGATGCAGCTATTAATGCAGAAATGCCTGAATTAACTATGAGGATTTTTAATTTCTTAGAAGCTAAGAAGCTTGCCTATGACGACTTGCTGGGCAGTAACAATTCCAAGTTCTACAAAGGAGGCTGTACCTAATGTCTAGTTGCGACGAATTATTCCAAGAACGTCAACGCCTTATCCGTGAGAAGGCACAAAATGACGCTGCCCTGGCAAGGATTAGAGGTATTCAGCAATCAAGCTTACCTCCAGATGATGCTCTTAAAAAAGATCTTTCTGGGAAGTTTGGTGATGATATGCAAGAGATCCAAGATAGTGGAGAGATAGGAAGAAATATAGAAAATGCGAAAGATGTTCAAACAAGTATTCCTCAAGGTCAGCCAACTAATTACCTTCAGTTATTAAGAACTAATCCAAAAGAAGTTGTTGAAGATTTAGCATTAATGAATAAAACTTTGCTGAAGAGTGGGCAAAGATTAATGCCTGAAGAATGGAAGTTTTTAAATACAGATGTTAATGAATCAGCTCAAGAAGTAGCAGAGACTTTGGGAAATAATATTTCTAAGGAAAATGTTTTAGGTCTTTTAGAAAGAAATTCAAGTGCGTTTAATAATGCAGTTGAAAAGCTCTTAAGAGTGAGAGCTATGTATCAAGTTAGTCATAGGGAGTTTATTAATAAGATTAGTGAGGTATTTGATTTTATGCAGAGGAATGATATTCCTCAAGGTGTATCAAATCAGTTGTTAGATGAGGCTCTTGATTTATATAAAATCTCTTTAATGACAGAGAGACAATATGACTTTATAAGAAATACTTGGTCAAACATGGGTAAGGCCATGCAGGGCAGAGGGTATCAGGATTTAGATCTTGATCTTGTTTCTAAAGGAGTTGCGGAAAATATAGATGATTCAATTGATGCTCCAAATGTTCAGGCTGCAAGAGATATGAAGCCTGAAGATTTTAGTGAAGAATCTCCAATAGCAAGAGTTCTAGCCGCGGCTGATTTATTTAAGTCAAATAGAAAAGAAGCTCTGATTCAGATGGAGATGGCTCTGGGAGATATAAGGATTAAAGGAGTTGATTATTTCAAACATTACGATCCAAAGACTTGGCAAGACAAAAGGATGAGAACTAGGAATTTAGTGGCGAAAGATTGGCAATTAATGAATTTAAGAACTCAATTATTAAATGTTAATTCTAATGCTGTCTTAGCAATCTTCGGCCCAGCTCGAAAGATGTACGAAGAGGCTGCATATATTCCTTGGGGAACTAAGGATATGAAACCTTATCGAGATGTATTGGAAGCCCATTTTGCTGGATATGGCAAGGCGATAAGAGCATTAAGAGATTCATGGAAAGAAGTTTTCATGGATGCTTGGAGTAATAAATCAATGCACTTTTCTGGAGCTGCGGATCACTATGGTAAATATCATGAGCCAACAGATTTACAGTTAATAAAGTTAAGAGAGCAAAGAGATTACAAACCAAGAACTAAGAAAGGAAGAATAAAACAGTTATTAAATCCTTTGCATTACACAGGCAGTAGTTCAGCAGCTTTAAAAATATGGATGTATGAAAAGTCTGGAAACCCCGCTGCTCTTCGTCCAGCTCTTAATGCTTTATCTGCTGTAGATAATGTCGCTGGATTTTTCTTTCATAATTACTCGGCAAGATTTGACCTTGAAATGAAAGCAAGGAAGTCAGGTGTTCAGCTTGGTTTAACAGATGCCGATGGAAATTTAAGTCAGCAGAAAATAGATGATTGGATAAATACTGAGATGAAAAATAATTTTTATAGCAATCAAGTAACAGAAGATATGGTTAAACAGTACCGAAAAGATAATGGTTTACCCCCAGAGATGATGGGTGATGTAGAGATAGAAGATGCAATTAGAGAAGAGTTTGTAGCTGGTACTTACGGGGCTCCATTTATGGGAGCTGCGGAGGCTCAAGATGCTGCTCGTTTTAGTGAAGAATTACGCTTCCAAAATAAACCTAGTGATCAAAATCCTGGGAAGACAGCGTATGAAACGATGATGAAATTGAAGAGAGAAAGTTGGGTTGCTGATTTAGGTTTTCCTTACATGCAAGCACCATTCATGGGTGAAAGCATGGATTGGTCTTGGACTCCATTTGGAGCGATAAGAGATGCTATTAATTATGAAAAATTAAATCCAGCCGAACAAAGAAGAGCAAAATCAAATGCAATTATGACGGGTCATATCATGGCAATATATGGGATGTTAAGTGCTAATGGATTAATTGTTGGTAATGGCCCTCCTGAATATATGTTTAAGGAAAGAGCTGAGTGGTTAAGGGAATTAGAAGCAAAAGGATTAAAGCCAAATTCAATTGGTGGTGTTCCTTTAATTGGTGGTATTCCAGTTATTAGTTCACTCTTTTTATTAGAAGATTTTCGTTTTGCTGCACAACACGCTTTGATAACTGATCGTGATAAATATAATTTATTAGATGCAATCGCTATGACTACATTTGGAAGTATTTCAAGGAAGACATCACTTGGAAATGTAAAACAATTGTTTGAAGTTATTTTCCCTGAGACTGCTGCTGGCTTTGGTGAGAAAATGTCACGATATACAGGGTGGATAATAGGAGGCCAAATGGGTGGATCTGGCCCTATCAGAGAAACGGCAAGGTTAACAAATGCGAAATTGAGTCAGGTCTACACAGAAAGACCTATGACCGCAGAAGAAACAGAACTATTTGAACCTGGATTCTTAGAAAAGACAGAGAGATATGTAAGAAATGAAATAGCTTATAACCTTCTTCCAGGCAGTCCTTTCTTCGGTGGTAAGTTTAAAGAGAAGGATTGGTTAGGCACAAAGATAAGATTATCTTGGGGAGAGAATTTGAATCGTTATATGCAACATAGGTTCTTCCCAAGAGAACATCCTAATGACAAAGTTTATGCAGAATTAAATCATTTAAACCTGTTAAATCCTCCAGGGCCGTTAATGACTAAGACGTTAGAAGGAGTGCCAATGAGTGATGATTTACAGCAGTTATATAACCAGACCTATGGTTCAACTGTAGGTAACAAAGAAACTGCTTTTTTAAATATTAAAAAGAAAATAGTTATTACCCCTGATACTACTCAAACTAAGATTATTAAGTCAGGGCCGTTAGCTGGGCAGGCAGTATCAGTTAAAGGGAAGCAAGCGACAATTGATATGTCTACCATTTTGGCTAAACATGTAGAAGGCAAAACTCCTATTGAAGCGTTTAGGTCATTGATGAATGATCCTAAATACATTGCACTTAAGAAGAACAAATCAACAACTACGGTTCAGGAAATTGTTAATAAAGAAATAAAGGAAGTACAGAAGGAGCTGCCTTACGTCTTAATGCAAGAACTTAAAAATTATTATGGTCAATTAGCTGTTAATCAATTAAATCTAAGCGAAGAGGGTTCTGCTGTGAAATGGAGAGAACGCCGTGATTTATATAGTGCAACACGCCAGCAGAAGAGGACTGACGATTCAAGTGCAGCAGCAAAGATTCTTTCAGGAATAAAGTGATTCTTTGCAAATTCCGATTAAGCCTTACAATAAGGGCTACGTCCTCGTAAGAGTCCCGCAAGATGGCTGATACCTATGTGCAAGTTACGAATACTGGGCAGACTGTTTTTACTCTGCCCTTTAGTTCTAATTATTTATTGAAGTCTCATGTCAAGGTTTATAAGGGGAGAGATCTATTAGCAGAAACCCAAGACTCAACTCTAAGTGACGGAACAGATTATACATTTACCAGTGCAACGCAAATAACCCTTACTACTGGTCTTGCTGCTGGAGAAGAGTTAACAATTCAAAGACAGACACCAAAGGATTCACAGTTGTCTCCTTGGAGTGATGGATCAAATTTAACTTCGGAGGCGTTGAATAATGCAGATTTGCAGAACTTATATATTGTTCAGGAGCAAGCAGATCTAAATGCTTTAGGAGCAACTAAATCTATTGCTGCTACTACTGCTGCTAATACTGCAACCACGACTGCTAATAACGCAACTACTACAGCGAACGCAGCAACCACTACAGCCAACTCAGCGACTACAACTGCTAATTCAGCAGTAACCACAGCAAACGCAGCAGAGACTAAAGCTGATACAGCAATATCAACAGCAAACGCAGCAGAGACTAAAGCTGATACAGCAGTTACTACAGCTAATACTGCAAGCACAAATGCTTCTAACGCTGTAACGACTGCTAACGCTGCAAGTTCAACTGCTAATACTGCAAGCACTAATGCTTCAAATGCGGTTACGACTGCTAACTCAGCAACTACTACAGCCAATACTGCTAATACAACTGCTACTACAGCGTTAAATAACTCAAGAGAATCAGATGGTTCTGGTGGTTATACAACAGCCATCTCGAAAGCAAATACGGCTGTAGCGACTGCAAACACAGCAAGCACAAATGCTTCTAATGCAGTTACAACAGCTAACTCTGCAACCACCACAGCAAATGCAGCGACTACAACTGCGAACAATGCTTCAGCGACGGCGACTTCGGCTCAAAACGCTGTTGCTGCTGCTGTTCTTTATTCTCCTATTACAAATGTTTCTTCTATTCCTGGCAGCCCCAGCGATGGAGATTACATAGAAGTTGCTGATAGTACAGGGATTGAATCATTTAGTCCTTTAGCGTCTTTACCTTCTGGGTTTACTGGTGATGCTGGATTAACAGTCAGACTAAAATACACAACATCAGGAACAACTTGGAATTATCTTTCTTATTTCTCTAATGATTCTGAGGATAGATATTTAGGAGTTTATGGAAAACATGTTCCTACTCAAGAAACTTATGTAGTTAAAGTTGTTGCTAAGACTGCTGCACATAAAGAACAAGGTAATGGTTCTTCTGATGGCTACACGATAGGAGGAATACAATCACCTCATCTTGAATTAATACCTGGGAATACTTATAGATTTGATCAAGCTGATTCAAGTAATGCTGGACATCCAATAGCTTTTTATAAGAAAAGGGATAAAGCTGGTGGTGCTTATACAACAGGAGTTACATCGTCAGGAACCCCAGGAAGTTCAGGTGCATATACACAAATAACGATTAGTGATGATACCCCTGGCTATTTACATTATCAATGTCAAAGCCACGCCTACATGGGCGGGTCGATTAATGCGAACACCGCCTCTGGTGGTGGGGCTATTAACGATTGGCTGTATGAAAATGCTCAAACTGTGAGCGAGTCATACACCATCACCTCAAACAAAAACGCTATGGCCGTTGGGCCAGTGGCTATTGGAAGTTCGGTGACTATCACTATTCCAAACAACTCTGTCCTTCTCATTCATTAAGTCATGGCTTACGGCAAACTCAAAGTTGATACTCTTACCTGGGATAACTCAGGTTCGGATACAGATGTCACGATTAGCTCTTTAGCAGCTAAGGCTGATCTCAACTCACCAACATTTACAGGCACACCAACTGTTCCAGGCTACGCACCACTCGCTAGTCCAGCACTAACAGGAACAGCAACGGCTGTGAACATCACCTTGTCGGGCAACCTTACTGTAAATGGGACAACTACTACAGTAGCTTCAACCAACACAACGATTACAGATAACTTACTTGAATTAAATAGCGGTGCTTCTAGTAACGCTAATGATTCTGGAATAATTATTGAACGTGGTTCTACTGGTGATAATGCAATATTCGCTTGGGATGAAAGTGCAGATAAATTTATAGTTGGTACAACAACAGGTACAGCCAGTTCTACGGGAGATATAACTATTGCAGCAGGAGGGTTAGTTGCTGGAACAATAGAAGATTCAAAGGGTGACGTAAGAAAGATACCTCAGAATTATCAAGCTAATGCTTATACATTAGTTGCTGCTGATGCTGGTAAACATATTTTAGCTGATGCAAATGTCACATGGACTGATAACACTTTTGCGGCTGGAGATGCCGTTACTATTGTCAATGCTAGCGGTGGAGATATAACAATTACTAAGGGTAGTAATATGTATAACTCTGCTGATGGTAATAACGATAATAGAACATTAGCAAGTAAAGGAATGGCTACCATCTTGTGGGCTTCAGGTACGGCTGCTTACATCTCAGGTGCAGGACTTTCCTGATGTGTACCTACTAATTATTAAATAAGGAGATTAATTATGACACCAATTCAACAATTAATGCTTGGCGTAGGTGCCAGCAAGAAGACGTATTTGGACGATTTGTTTAGCACATACATCTACAATGGAACGGGATCAAGTGGAAATGCTATTAGTAATGCTATAAATTTATCAGGAGAGGGAGGCTTGGTATGGGTTAAGAATCGTGGCACTTCAAGTAGATCTCATATCCTATTTGATTCGGAAATAGGAGATAAGTATTTACGTTCTGACGTAAGCAATGAAGCAGCAGATTTTTACGGACAAGGTGCATTGAATAGTTCGGGTTTTACGGTAGGAGGTGATTGGGGTACATTGAACGCCTCTGGTGAGAACTTTGCCTCATGGACATTCCGCAAAGCTAAGGGGTTCTTTGATGTTGTTACCTACACAGGAAATGGTACGGCTGGTAGGACTGTTGCTC